AAACGATCAAGCCCGTCGCACCAGATATAACGGCGGTGGGTTGCCCGGTCCTCTCGCTCCCAGACCGCAATTAAGCCCGCTTTCTGGAAAGTTTGCGCATCGCTGGCGCCTTCCTCTTCCGGGTTGGTATCGCTTTGATCGCCTTCCTCCTTGTTGTTGTGCATTTCACGCAACGTCTTGGCCTCTTCGGCGGTCATCGCGTAACGGTCGGCAATCTCTTCAGGAGTGTACCAATAGCGATACGTGAATTGCCCGGACAGATAATACCGGCGAATATCGCGCACAGAATTCATATCAAAGAAAACGTCTTCAGGCCGCAACGTGTCGATCTGAACGCCGCGAAAGGTGGGCAATTCGGCTTGGCCACTGACAGCGGCCATCTTTGGATCGGCAGCTAACGCTTGCATAGCGCCATTGCGCGGGTCGCCTTCCATGAGTCCCATCTGCATGAGCGCGGCTTGCTCGGCAACGTAATCAGCCACACGTACCAACTCGCCAAACTCTTCGCTCTCTTCATCGAAATGACCAGCGGCCAATTCCATTTCCAGGCGGCGCAGGCGATCAATGTTATCATTCAGACTGCCAACCGCAGGATGACCAAGGGGGTCACGCGACCGGTCTTCAATCCACGTACAACGCACCCAAGAAATACCGCAAGTATCAGCATCCTGAACCGCTTCTTGAAAGGCCTCTTCACCATCGCCCAATTCAAAGAGACGCTGTGCAACGCATTCCATTGTTTCCGCAAAAGTTGCGGCGGTTTGAATCATCAATGGATCAGCGCCGATCAACCGGCCTGGCTTAATGGCCAGTTGCGGCTGGCTGGGGTTGATTTTCCCCAACTTGGCTTGCTGGTACCGATAGAGCCAGTTTGTCTCTACGATCGCATCAGGGTCCTCGCTGCCTTCGCCCGGCGTCTCTTTGTTCATGTACCGTGCATCGGCACCAAACTGATCGTAAAACTTTTGCGCCCATCCCGGCACTCGCGTTTCCTGCCGAAACCGATTCAACAGCATTTGCTCTTCTGGGATTTCCTCAACGTCCTCGGTAAGAACTTCCGACATGCCTTCTGATGGTCCCATAATAATTACTCCTCGTCTTCTCGTCGTTTTCTTACTGGTTGTGATGGCGCAGGGTGGGCCGGCGTCGGTTGTGGCGGCTGCGCATGACGCGCCCGCTGGTAAAAATACGACATAGCCGCGCCGCCAACCAACGTCACCGCCTCAGTCAATCCCGGCGGCAATCCACTGGATGCAGCAACCTGGCCAACCACACGCATGCCGTCCTGCGCCATTTGCACTTCTGTTTGTGATGAGGTCGTTTTACCCTCAATCGTATGTCGCCGCGTCGTCAACTCGACAATGTTCCCATCTGGCGCTATTTCCTGCCGTGTTTCCACTTCAATGACTTCACGCTTTTCCTGCGACCGCGAATTAACGCAGCCGGCAAGGAAAAAGGCGCAAATAATGAGGGGATAACGGTGCATCAGTGCGTGTGCTCCGGGTTCCAATAGTCGTGATGATCCCAGCCGGTATCAAATCCCTCACCTTTGAGCTGACGTAGGGTCTCTCCAATCAGCCGGCCTAACTCAGGATCACCGCCCGCATTATAGTAGAGCAAGTACATTGCCTCGTGGATCGCTGTCGCTTTCATCTGTCGAGAGGTTTGCCCTATGGCCAGTTCAATACCTCGTTCTGAGCTGAAGAAACCGTAAACCTGCCTATGATTGTGGTGCTCACTGGTTTGATCCGTGAGCGCCGACATGCCACGCATGGTTACCGGAACTTCTGCGCCAGGATTGAGCTGCTTGCGGTAACCACCACAACCAACCGAGAACAAGCAGGCCAACAGGATCAGAAGCGCTTTCATGATCATGCGCGTGTCGGCCTTCCGTCCGTATAAACCAGGTCGTTGTTGACATCGAGTTGATAGCGAACCCCATTGGTGCCCATGATCACGTTTGCCGCGCCTTGCATGTACGTGGCTTTAAGATCGTCCTCCGTCACGCCCTCGGGCAGGCCGCCTGGATGGTAATTGGCAGATACGACACCGTTTAGAAATCGATCCTGAGCCAATCGGTTGCCAAGGTGAAGCACTCCCGAAAAAACCTCGTTCGTTGGCACGGTGAATGTGCTGCCGTCCGGTGCGGTGAAGATTGCATTGGTTCCATCCAGTTCAGCCAAGCAGACAATTGGCCTTATTTTGTCCCATCCGCTTGCTGTCTGTTCTGCCCTAGCGCCGCCGCCCGTGATGAAGCCAACGTTACCATTAGTCGCCAAATACTCCAAACGCTTGCCTGTGCTCGTTGGCGAGGTTTCGAGGAAACGTGGCGCGGTGGATGGTCCAGCAAAGGAGGGATGCCACCCAAGGAAAACACAGCAACTAATTAAGCCCTTGCCATCGCCCCATGGCACGTTTTGAAACTGCACGTTGTCAGAACCGTAAGAAGCACCGGCCGGTGATCCGGATACAAGGCCATATTTGATTGAGGGGTTTCTAACTAAAATAGCTGATTCGCCGTCACCCTCATAAACATAGTTGCCGCTTTTGACAAAAAGCACCTTACAGTTGTTCGTGTATGCCCCAATACCTGAATAGGTGATAACCGTAAATCGCCACCAACCATCACCTAAATCTTCAGCAGTGGTTTCATCAAAGCTAGTGTGTCCCGTGATTTTCGATCCATCGGACAAACTAAAGTTTGCTGTAGCGAATTGAACATCGGCAGGCATTTGCAGGCCAATCGCTTCGACTCCATCGGATTTTACTTCAACAGAAAAGGTACATGGCAATCCATCGGCAATGCCTCGCCTAAAGTCAACAAGCTTCTGATTTGTGCTGCCTACTTTTTCTACTGCTCTGATCGTGCCTTGACCTGCATTGTAGTCATCAATCGCCTGATAATCCCATTCTGGGTTGTCGGCCTCTTCCTTAAATCCAGCCAAGGTCGAAGGGGTGGCAAGGGTTGGGTAGCCGGTGTCAGTAACCCGCATGTTGTGTTCAATTTCGATGGTCGCGTCAGATAAACCCGAGGATCTGAACATGATCCGATCAGTGACATCGGATGAGCCCACAAAAGCGTCAATCGTTGTCCATTCATTCAGAACAAGGCTGTCTAATGAGAACAGGGTGCCCGTCGTGTTTGAACCGTTCCGGAAACCAAAATAGCTTGAAGCTGTTTGGAAGCTGCCAGAAACGAGTCTGACCCGACATCGAGCCCACCGGCTGCCGGTGCGCGGATCGAGAGCAAACTGCCACACAACTGCGTCACCCGTAAATCTTAGTCGCGTGATCCCATTGCCTAAATCGGTCTTTGCAACATCGCCACCACCATTTTCGGCCCAACCTGTTATGGTATCGGTTGGCACCAAGTTCGTCTCGCCCTGATAAACGCTCACAAAATCCAAAAAACCAGACTTGCGAGCATCTGCCGTATCGTCCGGAACATCAGGCATGCTAGCAAAAGCAGAAGCACGGCCGCCAGTTCGGCTGACCGTCAGCATGGCTGGATTGGTGAGACTGATCGCGCCTGCGAGGGGGTTGCCCTCCCTTTGAACGAAAGGTCCCCGTAAAACCGGCTTCAGGAGCGAATTAACCAAAGGCCCTCTTAAAACCACAGTGTTACCCCAGAATTATTTACACCGGTCACAAAGCGAACGGTGTCCATTGATCCCTCAATGATGTTTTCCCCGGCTGCAAGAACGACTCCCGCGTCTTTCCATAAACCGCTGGCCGTTTTCCGCTCAACGCGAATGGCGGCGGTGTCCACATCGCCTTCAGCATTCACCGCTAGGCCGCTGTGATGCGCTGCTACGACAGGTGATACCTCGCCGGCTACGCTGGTTGTCCAATGGGTCTTCATGATTTCCCCTTTTCGTTTTTAAGGATTTCTTTGAGCAGGTCGTGTTGCGCCTGCATGGTGTTTTCCATCGACTGCAATAGCTGCGTGACTTCAGCCTTATGGATCAGCAATTCGTGCGTGTCTTTTTGAATTTTCTCAGTTAGGCCCTTGCATTCCTTCTGCACCGTTGCGATCTGCCCAAGCACCTCGGTGCGCGCCGCCTCAAGTCGCAGCATCGTGTAGGCGTCCTGTTGCTTCAGGTCTTCATCAGCCTTCTGCAATGCCTCGATGTCCTTATCTTGCTCGGTTTCCCGTGCCACCATCTGCGCACCGATAACCAATACGCTGATAATCACGCCAATAACCGTACAGGCACCAACAATACTTGCGCCAACCCACATAAGCGGCACAGACGTCCTCTGATCAACCGACTGCATGCCCGTCGTGCTATTTCCCTGCAAATCTGTCATGATAACGACGCTCCATATCTGCGCGCAATAACCTTGGTGCCGGCAGGTGGGTTAAATCCTGGCGTAGCAAGGTTGATCGTGGTGAAGTCTGTTTGCCCGCCGGTTTCACGCGCTGCATGAATGTTGCGCGCATAGGGGATTCCCGGCGAATCCTGCGAAAACGATTCAACGTGATTGACTTGGTATCCTGCCGCTATGCGCAAGTGAGCCCTGGCAAAGGATACCAACTCATTCCCAAGGCGGAAACTTCCACCAAACGACTGCGACTCTCCGGCCTCGACAAATCCATTGGCTGATCCGTAGCGCGCTGACGAATAATTGGCTGCGCTGGTATCGCCATCAAAAAAGATCTGCAATTCCCCTGTCGTCCCGCTCGGCGGCGCTTCAAACACCAGCTGCAATTCCTCAACAGGCTGGGCCAGCGTGATTGAACCAGAATTAACCGTCCCGTCGAATTCAAATTCCCCAAGGTCGAGTTGATTCAGGGGGGCTGATCCTGTCGTGAAAACGGACCCGCCAGGGATGAACCACGCATGCGATGCGCTGGCAAACGTAGCGGTAACGGTTCCATTAATGCCTGTGTAACGCAATTCAAAAGTCTGTGGTCCGGTTGTGGCATCTACCAGACAGGTGGCATGGCTGGAGAGGCCTTGAGAATATGAGGCCGTATTAGCCAGGAGCGCCGCGCTAGCTCCGACAAATTCGCCCCTGGTTACATTATACCATCGCACATACGCTTCATCATTCGAGCCAGTAAAGTCCACCCTAGGAGACCCTGACAACACGCCCTTGCTGCCCGCTTGAATAGTTATTTGATTGTTTTCTAGCGAAATACCTTGACTGTCATCGTCGAGCACGTTAAACGGTACGGCACCGCCAACCGTTGCGTCTGTGAGGTCGGTCGGGCTTACCAGTACCAGCCCCATAGCCGCGTCCATCGGCAGCGCCACCTTGCCGCCTTCTTGAGTCAGTTCCGCCCAAGTCCATTCTGGCTGCCATCTCAGGTTGAAGTTTTCAGCAGCGAAGCACCAAATCTCTACGTAATCCCCTGGCTCAAGGTCCAAGAGCGGGCTGGTTCCGCTGACTATGGCAAAGGAGTAGTTTACAACATCAGCCGCACCAATGTCATAAACCGCTTTTCGCGTTCCCGTGCTGTCGTAGACATCCACAAAAATGGACAGATCAGATACGTCATCGGTGCCAGTCGAAATCACGGCAGTGAGCCTGCCTGTGAATTTCCGGGTTGCCACCCATCTATTTAGAGCTGGGTCGAATGTAGCTGGGAATCCATCAGTCTGTTTTCCGATCAAACCGAGCGGTATTTTTTCAATCGTCCACGCGGTGCCAATCGAGACCTCTGAAACAGAGTCAAGATGGACGCGGCTTCGCGGTGGTTCGGCCTCGGGAATAACCACATCCCCGCCAACAACCGATAACTCTGCCCAGCTATGACCAGGAAGAGGGTTCCATGTTCCCGTATCTGTTGTGAAAGCTGATATGAATACATAGTCACCGGTATTGCATTGGAAAACTGGTGATATTCCTGGGGTTGATCCGTATGCCTGATTGGCTTCTTGAACACTTAAAACGTAGCCTTCGTTTGTCTGGGTCGCTGCCTGAAACCGCGTCCCAAACGTTTCGAACCTGCCGACAGAATCAGCAGCGATTCTTACAGCCACACGCAGGCGTACCGAACATGGCTTAGTAATGTCCCAGCGGTTTTCTGCCGAGTTCCAGTGGAAGGGCGCTGAGTCCGTTTCGTCGATAATATTATCGAATGCGATGGGTTCGATGATTCCATTTGCCAAGGGGAGATTGACGCCTTGTTGATCGACTAAACTGCGGCTCGCATTCGTCACAACTCGCCCGACGTCCGGCGTCGTCAATATCGTCCGATCATTCGCAGCATCATCGACCGGCTTGACGATCCCGGTGGCCTGCAATTTCGACCGCTGCGGCAAATCTTTGCCGTCCTCGTCCTGGATCGTGTGGCCAACATTCCCACCACCCGACTGCGGAAACGCCACATACAAATAATCGCCATTGGCCAGGTTGGTAATATCCTTCCAGCCCTTGCTTGGATTCCCGCAGCGAATCTCGGCCCATGTCCCATTGTCAAAAACATCAGTGACGGTGTATGTCACGTTTATATTGCGATCGCTGTCCGTATAGAATTGAACTAAATCGCCAACGGCCAAAGCGGTTATTGCGTTGCTCGACGCATCCGTGCCGCCAAGCGAGGGGGTTTTACTGATAAAAAACTGACTTTCTTCAAAAGACGCAAAGGGGCTTGCAACATTCCCGCTGCCAGGATCAGCAATCACTGCATCGAGCACAACCTGCCACGCATCATCACCAGCCGGCACCACGCTGTTACCTGTCTGCCCGCCGTTGCCTGCCCCAATGTTGCCTTGCAGGTAATCTTGCAGCATCGCATGCAGCTGATCGGCCGACACTTCAACGCCGGCCTCTGTGCGCAATTCAGTATCTCGGTTACGACTGTGCGAAACGTCCTGTAATGCCAAAATATCGGCCTCTAACTGCGATAAATCGACCTCGGCGCCCTGCCCTGCCTCTAACGCATCAAGCCTCGCGTTGATTGCCTCAAAACGATCCTCAAGCGAATTGATCATCGCCTGGTCGTCTGGATCAATGCCAGTCGCTAGTTCAACCGCGGCTTGCAGGTCCGCAATGAGCCTACGCAGGTCCGCATGGGCGCCCTTGTCCTGCTCATGCTGCCGTAGTGCTTCTGCTTCCTGGCGTCCACGCATTGTGGACCCATACACATGTGCGCGTGAAAGTGCAAGTCCTACCTGCGCGCTCTGCCAAGTGCCTTGATCTTACGATCAAACGCGCTGCCCCGTTTCTTGAGTTCACGTTGTCGCAATTTGAAGTCAGGCACCGTTGAGGGGGCCCGTTCAACTTGCTTGTGTGGCGTTCGCATCTTATCGACTTTCCGCGCCAAGATGCCGGCAGAGTCAACAATGTCGTCCCGGCCGTCGTCCTCGCCGTTGAATTGCCAAAACTCATCCCGCATTTCTGGCCACCACGGCACGTTTTCAGGCACGCAGAAGTTGCCAGCACCGACTAGACCAACCAGCGTTGTTGCCTTGGCTGCCTTATCGCCACCGGCATGGCTGATAATTTCATACTGCACGCCTGGGCAGCGTTTCATCAACTCCTCGCGCAAAAACGGCTCTAAAGCCCTGCCTCCGGGCCCACCCTCAAGCAACACGCACCGCACTTTGTGCTGAATCACCAATTCAACGATGCGATCAATCAACTCATTCGGCTCAAGGTGATCAGCCTCCATGTGCGTACACCACACGCGCTCTGTCTCATCCATACCGCCTATCGTAATCGCTGATCTATCTCGCCGCTCACGATCTTTCCCGGTGAACGCCGGGTCACATGCCAGGTACTTCACGCCAATCGGTACCTGCGCCATCCGCAGAATCTTATCAGGGTCCAATATCCCGCCGCTGGCCGCAATATCCCATCGCCCATTTAGCCAGGCCTCGACTAGCCACTCTGGCCCGGACGCACGAATCCGCCCGATGTACGTCGGATCATTCTCCATCAGGATTTTATTATCCGTCACTTTAGATGGAATATACACCACATAGGGGGGCGCCTGACCCTCAACCGCAGCCTTTTTGTCGATCCACGGCACCAACGGTTCTTTGCCGTCGATATAACGCTCCCGCAGCCATTGATGGCCAGGGCCGCCGGGGTTTGCTGTGAGAATCAACCGCGTCGGCACGCCGCGCGTCGAGCGCATTGCCGCCCTCAGCAAATTAATGACGCCATCAGTCGCATAGGTGCCAGCCTCATCGACTGCCACCCATGACAGCGACCGGCCTTGATACTTCATCGCATCGCGAGGTTTATCCAGATACCGCATCCGCAGGCGCGCCCCGTTCGGGAACCGCCACGTCTTTGCTTGTTTCTCGTATTTAGCGCCCAATGGCTCGTAAATCTCATACGACCGATCGATCAATTCCTCCAGCTCGGTCATGTCCCGGCGGAAAATCAGACCATTCGCGCCCGCTCCATACCGCAGCGCATAAACTGCAAAATCTCCCAGAATCGCATCAGTCTTCCCGCCGCCGCGAGCGCCGCCAAACAGTATTTCGCTACATGGACACGCCAGCAGCCAGGTTTGTGGCCCGGCCTGCGCACTCCACACTACGTTGCCTTGTGGTGTGGTTGCAATCATAGGTCTTCAGCCTTTTTTACGGCAGCAAACCGCTTGTCGCTCTGAATCAACGCTGCAACCAATTCATCCGGGTTCTTCGCACGATCAATGATCTGCATATCCTGCGGGTGAAAGTTCCGCGCCCCGTTCTCGTCGATAAACACAATTGCGCCGCACTTATTCACGGTAGGCGACATGCTTGGTAGCAATTTATCGTGCTTTTCAGCGTCATAGATCGCACTGGCACACCCTTGGTAATGCCAGTTGATGATTCGCTGTTTTCGTTCTGGATTAAACGCCATTCGTCTCTCCTTGCGCAATTCTCACGGCATTCTGCCAGTCTAATGGATCGCCAACTCTTGCCGGTGCCTCGATAACTTTGGCGCTGTCCTGGCCCTTCTGCTTCGCGTCTCGCTCGGCCTCGGCCTCTTTGCGCAGCGTCACATGCAGGTCGGCCAGGTGCTTTGCCGCCTTGGTTCGTTCATTCAGGTTTGACGGCACCTCGATCGCCATGCCATCGCAGACCGTGATGTCTTTCACTTGGCCGCGCATTACCTTGGTCAGGTAATCGCCAACCTCATTCAGGTCGGCCACCCTCCCGGCTGCTGCCTGGTTGACCTCACGAATCTCGCTATTGATCTGGTTTTGCTCTTCACGTAGCGCCTGCCTTCGCGCTGTTTCGATCGCTGCTTCCACGTCGGCCGCCACCAGTTTCAGCACAGCGGCCATTCTCGGCTTATTGACCGCGTTCACCAATGCGGGACGTGTTACTCCCTGTTCTTCCGCGACCTCTTTCAGCGCATGTGCATTCGTCGGCCATCCCGCTCGGATCAACAGCGTGATGCGATGGCGCTGTCCCTGCGTCAGTTTTTGCATCTCCGCAATTGTAGGGGGTGTTAGCGGGCCATCGCTCATTTCCCCCATATACACAAGGGTTCGTGAATTGGCAAGCCTCCTTGAAACCCCTGAAACCCCCACTCAAACCCCACAAAAAACCCCGCCACATTGACGGGGTTAGCGAGGCTGCACCTACAACCTGGGTTAGCGAGGTGTCTCGCTAAACAAGTGTTGGGCGTCAATATTTACTAAGAAGTTCGCCGGTTTATTCCGAATCAACTTGTAATTGGTTTCCCGATATTCGACTCCCTACTTCATTGGGCTAAATCCTGGCTTCCCACCTTTAAATCTTGGCCATCAACTTGCTCATCAACCGCCCATTACCTGACCACTCATCAACATTTGGTGACTCGTACCCAGGGCTGACTGGCTAAAATTGATTGCAAACCGTAGGACGCAGCCGAAGGTAGACGGATACTTCGAAATTGCGGATCATTGGCACATCCATCCGGTGGTTCCAAACGCATTCAAGCTACGCCCAACACGGGTTTACAGAAAACGGGAGCCCCTAGCGATGCTTTGTAACTTGGATACGCAATCTTCAAACCATCGGTATGTGGGTCGCCTTCGGCGCCATTATCCACATGCCTATCTTCCAATCAGCCTGACACAGACCGTGTCGGGGCCCCCTGAAACTGAACGTTGGGCAACCAAACTAAACCGATATAGAAAGATTCAAGATGAAGAAAGCAATAAAATACTACTTGATAGGAACATCCATCTTCTTCCATGCGATCATATTAATATCCTTGTTCTGGATTATTCCATTCTTCAATAATGCCTCTACTGCTGGAAAATCATGGGCAGAATCCGCCATGAATCCCGACAAAGGTATTATCGAAGACGTTTCAACCCTGGAACAAGATGGCCTAAAGTATCAAGGGTATAAAATAAACTATAACGACAGAACACTGTATACGATGGGAACTGGAAATGATGAATTTGAAATTGGACAAACCGTGAATGTAATGGTAAATGCTCACCCCTACGGACCTTTAAAAACATTAATGGTAACAATTACTCCAGAACGGTAGCCCAACAAAGTGTTCAAGAAAACGGGAGCCACTAGCGATGTTTTCCAACTCAAGCCTTTTTAACTACAGTGCCCCGGTGGCCGTGCCGCCTACGGCGCCATTATCCGTCCACCTGCTCGCGATCAAACTTGTAAAGTTTGCCTCGTGGCCCCCTTAACGTTGACGTTGGGTTCGTTATTCGGTTGATCCATCACAGTCTATTGCATGAAGGATCGACCTAGCAAGCAATCGCGCAGCCCTGTGATCTAAGTTGACCAATGATACTGGCATGAATGAATCGACAACATTCTCGTTCCATTGTTCAAGTTGAATTTGAATGCAATTATTATCGGCATTAGTGACATTTAGATATGCCTCTCCGTAATCATCATCCGGTTCAATCCGATATTTTCGTAAACCTGCTGCTAATGGTTCTTTGGCCTGCATGTATATTGGGGACATGCAGGATATTCTGACTTGCATGTAGTGTTCCATATTTTCGTTCCTTCCGTTAATTCCACCCAACAACCGGATCAAGTCAGGCGAGCGCAGAGCGCCGCCTAATCCGTTAGGTTGGGTTACTGTAATAAATGGTATGCAACGGCTGCCTGAAGTGGCACCCATGCGTCTCCTAGTGATTCGATGCGCTTGCTCCGATCGGCCATCCCATCCACCACTCGCAAAAGTCCGGGCTCAATCGGATTCCAACTGTATGCTTGGCAGTATCGCGCAGCGGCTTCGATCGCTTTGCCGCCTGCTTCCGATAACCCTCCGCGCTGTATGGCGATTTGTAATCCGTCGCGCAAAGCGTTGGCAGAAGCTGGCGTAATTTTCCCGACAGTCGCAGTATTTTCTTCCCTCGACTGGTCGAATAGGCAATGGTTCGGCAATCCGCTGCTAGCAAGGTCGGCATACAAGAACCATCTGTCTCTTCGGTGGGGGGCTTCAACATCAGACGCGGCAATGATTCCGTCTCTTGGTCGGTAGCCTCGATTGCGAAGGTCTGCCAATACAACATCTCGCCCTTTGGTTTTGATTCTGGGGCTGTTTTCAAAGAAAATCCAGGATGGTCGAAAAGCGTCGATTGCCTGGATGCATCCTCTGTAAGTCGGGCCTGTCTCTCTTCCGCCAAGGCCCGCTCCTTCGCCTGCTGCGCTAATATCTTTACAAGAAAAACCTGCTGCGATTCCGTCCACTTTTTCATGGACTGCGGCATGCCACTCTGTACTGGCAATGTCTCCGCATACGACGGTAAGGTGTGGCCACCAGCCTGCCTTGGCTTCGCTTGCCACAGCACGACAACGCCACTCGTCGGCATCGAGGGCGAACACTGATTTCCATCCAAGGATTTCGCCGGTCCACAAGGAACCGCCTCGTCCTGAGCAAAGGTGCATGACATTCTGTTTCACTCCGTTTCCTTCGTTAAATCGTAACCCAACAACGCCGTTCAACTGGGAGCGCCTAGCGGCGCCCCGTTACCGTTGAGGTTGGGTTACTTGGTTGCCCGGTCTGCGCATTTGGTGCAATACTCTAATCCATCTCAGATGGCTGAACTTTAATCGGCCTGCGCGTTTGAGTCTTGCGGCCGTCCAAAATAGCGCGGACCATTTCGGCGTTAAATAAAATCGGTTTCTCGTTTGGCATGGTTCAACCTGACTTTTCTCTAAGTGATAACGGCTCGCACGACTTACATATTTCCAGAATATGATCTAACCATTCATGAAGCGTTTTCTTGCTACAAAACTCATGGTTGTGTGCGTGTTGCGCGATCTGTCTGACAAATTCTGACAGCGCTTCATTTCGCTTCATGATCTGTTTGCTCAACTCAATCGCCTCATCGCATTGCTGCTCACATTCGTAACCAATCTCAATGCTTTCCTTGATTACGTTGCGTTCTTCCTGGGTCAGCTGCTCCTTGTCGAGCAATGCGAGTATCGCCTTCTGCTCCCTTGATAATTCGTCTTGGCTCATGATGCGTCCTCCGTTAAAACAGGCTGCGACACCACGATTAAAACAGGCCTCCAGATTAAGCCGTTCGGTGTTGGTCGAATTTTCGCTACAGCATAACTGCCATCAGGCGCCTCGATCTGCACGCTGAAGGTTTCGTCATTGTTGCTGCTCGATAAATCAAAGGCCTCTGGCTCTGGCAATCCCGGCACTTGCTCCTGCAAAGCGGCATATGCCTGCTTGATCGTCCCGGTGACGCTTGCGTATCGCTGCACGGTCACTGTTCGGCCGTCTTTGGTTTTTGATAGTTTTGCTTCTTGAAAGCTAGTTGTTGGTTTCTTGGCGTTTACCATTGGTTCTCCTAAAAGTGCCGGTCTTTCCCGGCTGTCAGTCGCTTCCGTTTAGTGGCCTAGTGCATTGTTCGCATGCGGGGTCAGTCCGACTGCTCGACCAAATCTGTGCTACGTGCCGAAATAAAGGTGATGCATAATCGCTTTCGCGCCCATGCGCAGGATCGTTTCTTGGTACTTTTTGTGGTTTGAGTACTCGGCTTCGGTTAGGTAGACGCCGTGCATGATTTCGGGACGCTCAAAGCCAACTAAGCGGCCTTCATCAAAAAACGTCGTCGCGTCCACATGGGCCCAGCCCAATCCACGCGCCAAGGTTGAGATAACCTGCGCGACCTTCGTAAGCATTTCTAAGGTGAATCCGCTGTTACTCAGGTTTACGAGGCGCCACGTATGCGACCGTGCGTCAAAGGTGTAGGTAGTGCCTTCCGGCATTTCCTGGCGCTGCCACTCAAGGACCACTGCTAGGCGCTCGACCAACGGATACATGCCTACCGTGTTGATCCACTCAAGGTCTAGGGCGGCTTCGCCCAACCGCAGAGCGGAATCAATCAGCGCATCTTGCGATTTTTCAACCGCTTTGAATTCATCGCTCATTTTGCTGCCTTCCGCAAGGCGTTCATGGCGTCGTCCAACATGTTCAAAGCCATGCGGCCTACGGCGACATCGTTGATAACCGGGCGCACAATCGGCTCGATCTGTTCCAGCATCGCCTTGATGCGATAGCGGTCAGGGCCTTCGGACAGGCGGCGTTTTTCTTCAGCCTCTTTTGCCAATCGCTGCTGCTCTGCCAGCTGGGCCCGGCGTGTTTCGGCCTGCTCGGCTGCCAGTTTCGCCTCGGCCTTACGGCGTTCTTCCTGTTCCGCTAACCGGGCCTTACGTTCCTCGTCGGCTTTGGCTGCCAGGCGGGCCCGTTCTTCGGCATCGCGCTTTGCTTGTTCCTCGGCTGCCTTTGCTTCGGCATCGCGCTTGGCTTGGTTTTCCTTTTCGGTCTGCTCATAAGTGGCTGCAAAGTTCTTCCATTGCTCTTCGGTCATTTCCGCCAGGAAGTCATCACTATAGGTCTGCGCATCATTGCTGATCGCAAGTAGGTAGCCCCGGCGATAATCAGCCTTTTCTTTGCGCTCTTCTGCAATTCGCCGTTCCTCGGCCTTTTCAACGTCTTCAAGTTTCGCCTCAAGGCTTTTCATTTCGGCTGCAAATTGATTAAAGATCGACTGCACAACGCGGCCAACGGCAAGTGATTCAGCCTTCAGGGCTTCGCGCACTTTGTTCAGCGCAGTGCGAGCATTCTTGATAACCAGGCGATGCTCCCGCGCTTCATCTGGTGTTGGCTCAAAAGCGAGTGCTTCCTGCGCGGCCGGCACCAGTTCTTGAATCTTAGCGATATGTGGGAGGTATTTCTCCGCGATCGCTTCAATGGTCTTCGGGCTCAATAGGCCTTTGGGGTCGCAATCGGTGATGATTGCCTGCATCTGGGTTTGTGGTTCGGTTAATTCTGACATGGGGTTTCCTTGATTTGTGGTTTTCTTGTTAGTTGCTAAAAAATGACGAGAATTTTTCACCGCCGTATTGATCCGTGGTCATCGCAATCATTTCTGCAATCGTCGCCTTTTTGTCGGTGGTGAATCCCTTGGACTCAACAAAGCCGCGAACGCCGGCTGCGCATGCGCCGGTAATAGACCGATAGCATTCAACGGCTTCTTCGAAGCTAAATTGATGACTCAACTCAAGACCCTTATATCTTTCCGTTGAGCGATCTGATATTTTATAAATCAAATCCTTCTTGGCTTCATCAAGCGTATCACCGTGTGCCCACTTAGATCCGTCCGTGACGGCATATTGAATTTTAGTTTTTCCGATATTCCGAGTTCTGTAGACGCCGCCTTTGTGATCGACGACCTCCGAGAATATCCCATCGATAAGGATGTATTTACCGTTTTGCCAGCTCAGTGGATATTTCGGTTCATCAATGTGCTCTGGCTCCTCAATCTGCGTGCCGCGCAGGTCGAGATAGCCGCCAACCGTGAGACCGTCAGGCAATGCGGTGATCTGCGTGCCGCGCAGGTCGAGAGGGCCGCCAACCGTGAGACCGTCAGGGCCATCTGTGTATTCGATTTCGTATTTTTTTAGAAATTCAATTAAATTAGTCATGTTTATCTCCTTGATTTTTGTTTTTAGAAAGGTGGCATTTCGTCGTCGTAGTTATCACCGGCAGGGGGCTGCGGTGGCGATGCATCCCGCCCACGGCCACCAGATTGAGACGAATCTCCCGATTGTGGACCGTAACCGCCTGAAGAACCTTCCCGACCGCCGAGGAATTGCACCATATCTGCTGATACGCGTAGTTGGCTGCGTCTCTGGCCGGTGTTCTTGTCCGTCCACGAATCCAGCTTCAGGCGCCCTTCGCAAAGCGCCGACCGGCCTTTGGTCAGGTATTGCCCGACAAGTTCTGCGGTGCGTCCCCAGGCCTCGACCTCAACGAAGGTTGTTTCCTCCTTCTGCTGGCCGTCTGGCCCGCGGTATTTGCGATTGATCGCAAGGCTGAATTTCGCCACTGCTCGCTCATTGGTCAGGAAGCGCACTTCTGGATCTCTCGTAAGATTTCCTGCGATGATTACTTTGTTGTAGTTAACTGCCATGATGGCTCTCCGTTTCTGGGCGTTTTAAGGCCCTGTTTTGTTGATTGATGTCCTGGGTAGGGTCAACCTTAGAAAGTACGTCAGAAACGCTCCTTGGCCCCTTATTTCGGAATGAGTTCATATATTGTGAACGGTACTCGCGTTGCTTTTGCGCTTCTTTGCGTTTTCTGGCCGCATCGATGCTGTCAGCCCAGTCTACGATGATGTTCCCGAAGGTCTCTTTGAAGCGCTTGATTCCTTCAGGATCTTGGACGATCATCCGGGCCTTGCGAGCCGTCCTGCCAATGCCGACCAGAGACGCTGCGAGAGGCAAGGCCTCAAGGGCGAACGCAACTTTGTTTGCCTGCTTGATTGATTCGCACTGAGCGGCTTCGTGAAGCGTGACCATTGCGTTGGCATCGGCTGCTTCGAGTTTCCAAAGGCGAAGAACGTTGTCCGCCCATCGTTGGTCGTACGGCCCGTACGGTGAGGGAGCGTTGGAGTCGTTAGAGACACCTTCGCTGCTGTCGTTATTTTTTCTTTGAATAGCCACATTTAATCCTTGACGTCGTAGTTTTTATCAAGCCACTGAGTCGCTTGGCTCAGGTAAATCGGACCGTCTCCACGAGTTGGGTCTTTGAGCAATGAATCGTACATGTCGCAAAGCGCTCCCCATCCGTCCGAGGTGTTTCCCTCGTAGCGTCGAAACAAAGCCTCCCAGTGACGGTCCTCGTCCCGGCCAACGAAGATCCGTGGATGGGTCATCCTGAAGTCTGGCCAGTTTCTTTTTCGCTGATCAAAGTCCGGTGGTGTTTCGTTTTCACTGAAAGGATCAAAAGATCCTTGAGTGGGTGTGGGTGGGTGAACTTTTTCGCCCGTAGAGCGGGCACCCGCACGCTCTATATGATTCTGACTCTGATTCTGATTGGTTGCTGTTTCGTTGGAACGCAAAGGCAACGCCCGTTCAACACCCGTTGCTGTTTCGTTGGAACGCAAAGGCAACGCCCGTTCAACACCCGTTGCTGTTTCGTTGGAACGCAAAGGCAACGCCCGTTCAACACCCGTTGCTGTTTCGTTGGATTTTTTCTGTTTTTTGCGGTTACGCCGTGCTTCAGCCGATGCTTTGCCAGCTTTAATGGCACTTTGGTATTTCCTAGCAACATCGTCCAAATCACGATTGATCCGCTCATGTTGCCAGTGTGTTGGGGTTACGTTGAAGAAGCGTTGCAACTTGATTTCAACGGTTGTCCAACGGTCGTTGGCCAGTCGTGTAATCATTTGCAGGTCTTCCGTTGGAAGGGGTCCTCCATTCTTCCAATAGGCTAACATTAAGAGAAAGTAAGCCCCATGCTCTTCGGTGTTTAAGTGCATAGTGTCGGCCAGGTAATCGCCTGGATAGAATGGCATGTAAGCGATGCCCATCTACCTGCCTCCCTTCGCGAAGTAAATCCGAATACGGCACAATGACGACTGGCCACGCTCTTGATCTGCGCGCAGACATCCTTGCGGGAGGTACTTGGTGGTATCGTCCTCAAGTAACTTTCTCTTAACTAATGCGTCGATGATCGGCTTGCAGGCCATAACCATATTATCGACGTCATATTCGTTTGATGCCCCTGCATAAATTCTGGTGATCCACAAGGCCTTGGGTTCTGCTGTGAAATCAGGCGCAGGTAGAGCAATCGTTGAGTTGATGGCTGAACGCCACCGCCGGGCAAGGCTGCAATATTGACCCCAATGCATTCTTTTAATTTGATTGGCGCTTTTCCAGAACGGTGGTGGCACGCCAATGCTGGCGGTCATGACCGGCATGGCTGATTCGAAGTTAAAATTTATAGTTGCCATAGTTTCGCTCGCATTCCTGTGACCTGGCATTGGCCCGTGCCTGTTTTTCTGGCGTTTCTCGACAGCCATTCACTGATGAGCCCTTCATCTGGTGCCATCTCAACGAATTTTCGCGATCTGCTTTGTATCTCGCGCATAGTTAATGGTCTGTTCAGTGCTCCTTTTTTGATTTTCTTCATCAAAATATCGAGCATGTCTCTTATTGATTGGCTATCATCCACGATGGTCTCTCTCCTTCGCGACATATACCCGAGCCTTACGGCCACTGGTGGTCCTCCTGCGGGCACCACTGTCGATGATTAGCCCTTTCTCCTGAAGGTAATTACAGGCACTTGATGCGGTCTGGTGTCGCATGTTTAGCTCAATCTCAACTTCTTCGCATGTGGACCCATAGAGCCCCTTAACGCTGATCGCCTGCAGGACTGACTGACGAATGGTGCCGATGATTGGCTGGATACTTTGAAGGGCTTCTGCACTTGTATCGTTACTCATTGAGACCGACCTTTCCCGGCCTTAGTAAGGCTCATGGCCTTCGGCACCGATTTAAGAGCATCACGGGGAACATCGACGCCAAGGCTGCCCAAGTCCTTGAATCCCTTGGTGGCTGCCATGCGAATAACTGCTGGCATGATCTCTGGACGCTCTTTAACTGCAGCCTCAAGCGCATTGACCAGCGCATCTTCGTCAGCAACGCTCGTCACAGAGCCATTGCCTTGCAACTTATACCCGGCCACTTCGTTGCCCGCTTCTGCGTGTGCTTTGGTGAGTTTCTTGGTGCCATTCGCAAACTTTTCAGCAACCTTGCCGGCAGTGGCTAATTCGCCCCACTCTTCCGGGCTTGATGGTGCGCCAAACGCTTCTTGTAGCTGCATGTGTTTCTCCTGATATTCTTGGCGAACATGACAGAAAGGCGCTGCTCGACAGAAAAAGCAGGCGTCGCCGGGGATTAATTGAAGGTCTTCACTCAAAGCCGCGAACACACATGCCGCTAAATGAATGCGCATGCTTTTGAATTGGTCGCGGGTGTAGGTGATGTAAGCCAGGCGCTCGCTGACTTCGTTGAATGGCTGAACGCATGCAACGGTGATCTTGTCGGCTTCGTAGTGATCGCTTGCCATGACGGCGTAACAATCGAATTGCTCATTAAAGCCAGGCGCATCCACTTCAACGCGGCCGAACTTCCAATCGAAAAGAAAGGCGTGCGTTTCTTCGGACACAAAAACAATCACTAAATCGGGCGTGCCGCCGCGCTCGATGCCTATTGCGGTACCTTCTAATTTTTCCTCGGTGAAGATCCAATGCTCGGCGCATCGTTTAATTTGCGGCGTCACCAATTCAAGCACATGCTCCAAGCAACAGCGGCAGCAATACGCATCATAACCGCTCGACAAATTATTAATTATTTCAAAGGCTGCATCAGGATCGGCGATAAAATCGACCTCCTTGCAAACCTTTTCCATGACCCCGTGCAATTCGGTGCCGCGTTCGGCCTCCGGGCTCTCTTCGTTGAGGGGGATCAGTTTTCGCAAGATTGCTTCGGCCGTCATCATTAATGACCCAGGGCATCCGGTGACTTGTTTCATGGATGAGGGGCGCGTCAATTCGCGGACAAGTTCAGCGTGGGCAGTCATGCTTTCACCACTGCTTTCACGGCAGCAATAAAGGCCGACCGCTTTTCGTCTGCGATGTTGTGCCAGTCTGGGATTTCTTTTTTACCAAACTCGAGGCCGTATTCACGGCAGAGCGAAAGATATTTTTCCTTGTCTTGCTTATAAAGCGCCTGGGCAAATTGGTTATCTGTCTCTGGTGGCTTAGTGGAATTATTCTTTTTGGCCGCTTGTTGGCTCGCCTGGCGCTTGGCGTTCTCAAAGTTATCACGGCCTGATGTGGGGGCGCTTGCCTCGCCGTCGTCTTCATCGCCGGCTGCAATGCCACACAAAGAAGACAAGGTGTATCGCTTGGCGTAGGTGATTTCGCTTCCGACATGCTGAGCGCTGAAACTCTTTGGCGTTAATGACAGCGATGTCTCATACCATTGACCGCTACTGTGAGATAGGCGAGTATAAACCGTGACACTTTTGCTTTCAAAGTCGGTATCTGTGCCCTGGATGAATGAAATGCCGCTTGAACTCAATGGGCCTTGAATTGCTTTAATAACCGAATTGAGCGTGGCGTAACGGCTGCGCAGGTGTGGGTTGACCCCATCTAACTCTGCGGAACCCATTTGCGCCTGGGCCTTTGCAAGCGCCGCGGCGATCTCATTTGTCTCTGGTGATGTGGTAAGCATTGTCTTCTTTTTGTGCGATGGTTTACGAATCGTGGATTGATGGGGTAAAGTTTCTGCTTTGTCCTGTTGTCTTGTCAGTCTTCGGGCAAAATGCCCCTTTTAAGTGTTTCTATGTGCCAGAAGGCTCGCTTTCCTACAAATCGGCATGATTTCTTGGGAAACAACGGGTGCTCTGGACCGTTATTTTTGATATTCATTGCCTGGCGATGCATCATTGATGGTGAGAAGCCCATCTCTCTGGCTGCTTCTGGATTGGTCATCCATTGTTTCTTCATGTCTAAACTCCAATTAGCGACATCTGTCTTTACAAGAAGGTTCTTGCTATCTCGCTTCACAGTATATAAACAAAGATTCAGAATGAGGAATGGCTGGTAAAGCAGCCGTGAGGTATGCATGCAAGTTAAGTTTTTCCCAGAGTTTACCAGCCCGATGGATTTCATTACCGATTTTCTTGAGTCCAAAAAGGGCATGACAATTTCGGACTTGGGCGAAAAGGCGAAGGTCCCAAAGTCGACGCTATTTGTCGGCCTTTCAGCGGACAGCACGCGCTGTATCAATAATGAAAACGCCAGGAAGCTGGCTAAGGCAATGCGGTTAAGCAAAGAAGATGCTGAAAAATTCATTTGGCTCTGCTGGTGGGATGGCGTTGTTAAAAGGGATGACTCTGGGCATTCGGCGGTACTACGCGGGGCGTTAGTCGCGTCTTTTGGTGAAGACCTTGGAATTGCCGACTTAAACCCTCGGGAAAAGGGCATTGAAGCGTTGCTTCGCCGCGAGAGACTCGTTGCGGAGCGCGAGCGAATCGCGAGCGAGCGCGAGGCTCTTTTGGCTGAGCGCGACAGCACTCTGACGAAGGAGACGGGAGCGCTCACGGAGCGCGAGAAGATCATCCTCGAGAGGGAGCGGGGCATTGAGGATCGCCTGAAGGGCCTCCGTAGGTTGATGAAGGACGTCTAGGGGAAGGCCAACCTTGGGCTCAGAAAAAAAAGACATGAGTTCTCCAGTCAGGGTCGCCCCTGATTTTAAAAAATTAAATTTTAGTTTTACTTTTGGCCTACTTAGGCCGGCTCGACTTGTCCCGGTGCTTCTCTGCATCGGGTTCAGACTTCAGCGGCATTTTGCTTATTTGAAACAATGCCTTGGCTGCTTCTTCAAGCGGCGGAGTGTCGGCAGACCGCTTCGAGAAGATAATTCGAACCGGCGTTTTGGCGAGAGATTGCTTCATTGCTGCACCTGGCTTTCGCTGGTGTTGTCGCTGTTGGCTTCGATGGCCGCACGAAGTCGTTTGACCTCGGCAAGGCGCTCAGCCTCTTCACGGAGATAGATGGGGTGGTCGTAGTAGCCAAGAACTTTGCGCAGGGCTTCTCGGGGGCCGTATCGGCTGGGCCATAAGTTGGTGGAGTAAGCCCGGTGGACCGTGAGGTAATTGATGCCAGCCTCTTGTGCGATCATTTTAATCGGTTTGCCAATCTCTTCTATCAGACTCAACGGTCTCGGCTGTTTTTCCTGCTGTGTTTTGCTCATGTCAAAACTGTGTATAAAAAGTAGATTCGTCAAGACAAAAAGTTTATTATAGCTTTATCTGCTTATTTTTCATTTACTTATACTGGTCAACCTCTATATACCGTCTGTGTCTAGCTTAAAGATTAGGGCCAAAAAGGGTCTGAGAGCCTTTGGCTTAAAACAAAAAGATATCGCCGATGCTCTCGGTTTGTCACCTCCAAGTGTCTATCTTGTGCTTGGAGGCAGGGGTGAATCACAGTCGGTTATAGCAAAAACAGCGGAAATGATTCAGTGCTCGGTTGAGTGGTTGCGGTACGGTACCGGCGAACCCCCATCCTGGGCATCTAACGACCCCGACATTCTGACTAGTGAGCGGATAAGTACTGGAATCAAAGAACTTTACGGAAGCGTTGAGGCAGCATCATTAAACTCGACAATGTCTGTCGAGGAGATAAACCAATACATGGATAACAGGTTTGAGGATTCAAACGAATACCTGTATCCCGCTGTTTTGGTTAAGGCATCAAAACAATGGATCCTGAGGGGTTTTGGTGATCCACCTGAGTGGGCTAAGGCATATCCACACCTGACCCAGCCTAAGCGCAAGCCAACTCCAGAATCAGACGTTGAGGTATATCACGAGAAGCGATTAAGGGTTGGCTCCCATGAGATGCGAATTCCAGTTGGCGGGACAGTTACCGCAGGGAGCGGTTGGTCACATAACGATGATGAAGATGGAGTCTCAATTAAGGTCCCATCGGGCCTCATTGCGGTAAAGATCGAGGGGCAGAGCGCTGAGCCGCTTGTTGAAGATGGGCAGTATGTCCTGGCAGACCCCAATATCGATACCTCTGACATACCAATTGATGCCATTGTTGTTGTGCAGACGCCTCTCAACGAGGCTTACTGCAAGCGATTTAGCGGCATGAAGAATGGTAACCTTTTCTTAACTAGCGTTAATCAGGGGCGTGGTAGCATTATCGTCGATGACGAGGGTTGTCGGGTCATGCAAGTCGTGGGCGTGCTCTTCTGAGCAATTTCCACAATTCATAAGGTGAATTCGCAAGTTATGAATGGCATTAAGAAAATCATTGAAAACATTGTGTTGTTTGTTTTCGTGGCCTCGTTACCCGCGGCATTCGTCATTTTTAACATGTATCATGATTCCAGTCCAGCTTACGAAACAGTAATCATTCCGGAGAACGATCATCATTTCAAGGTAGAAATTGATTACAGCCCATACTCAGAAGCGGCTATTTTCATGAAAAGCGAAGAGTCGTTTATCAAGGCAATTGACCGGTCTTTATTTCAAGGCCTCTCAGTTGGTATGAACCCTGATGATGTGGAAGATGACCTAAAGGTTGTTGGCTCCATTGAATACTGGGGGTACCCATCATTTGGTGATGCCTTCTTGATCCCATTAGAGTCTGGAAGGTTAATGTTTCAGGTTGACGAAACACTACCTGAAGACCGAGCGAAAATAAACTTAATCACTGATGTAATACTTGAGCCGACATCCATGAATCTGAAGGACATAGTTAATCAAGATATCATATCTAAAGCCCCTGACGATTGGTCACCCGAATCATTAGTTATTTGGGGCATCGGAGATAGCCAAAAGCAGTTTTACCACATCAGTTTTAACGGCAATTTTGTAGAGAGCGTCACATGGGGTATAGAGTGAAATTATCAGCAACACTGGATATTTCATGATTTACAAAGAAAGGCTGAAATGGGAGGATCTTAAGTTATGATAGGTGCTCTAACCAGGTGGTTCATGTTCGGTGTCGTTATGTTTTGGCTGACCCGAGCAAAAGCACCTTTGACATACCTATTGATGCAATTGTGGTTGTGCAAACACCAGACAACTCTGCCTACTGCAAGCGATTCAGCGGCATGAAAGACGGCAGCCTTTTTTTAACAAGCGTGAACCAGGGCGTGGGAAGTGTCATCGTCGATGCCGAAGGCTGTCGGGTCATGCAAGTCGTGGGAGTGCTTTTTTGAATCATGTATAAAGTAATTTGCAATAAGCCAATATATTTTGATAGGATACGAGCAGAGACGTTTATTGCTGAAAAATACAACGCTTTGGATGTTATTGAACGGTTTGGCCTTTGGATCGAAAGTATCAATGGAGAGGTGCCTATCGTAAAGCATATGAATGAGCAGTTGGAAAAGATGAGCCAAGAAGAGCTGGAGGACTTCTGCAAGAACAATTACTTTATTGAATATAGCGATGATGAGGCCGAGGTTGAACTGCCATATGTATTATTCGATGCTTTGGATGTGAATAAGATTGGCTTTTTTGTCAAAAAGACAGACGACGGTGTCTGTGTGGCGGCCACTCGTGAAGCGCTTAATTATTCTGATGGATCATTCCGAATTGAAGGAGTAATTCAAATAGAGGGTACTTTAAGAAGCCTTTTCATAAAAACCTGGGATGATTGTTTTGAGATCAATTCAGACGGTGTAACTTCTCAGTTGCTGGGTGATCTTGGCACCGGTTCTACCGATGAACCAAAATCAACAGCTTCAGGCCATCCCGGTTCCTATTTTGCGACGATGGTTGCAACAGAAAGATTCATTAAAGATTTGTTGCAAATAGAAAAGGAAACCTTAGGGAAAAATCCAGCAGACCTCCTAACTTCTGACCTCGACTTTGAGAATTACGGCAAGCGCCTGACTTCTATCTTTATGGGTACCCGTGAAATACTGGATAAAGCTGATGAGGGTGATCCGTCGCTAATGCCGGCAAGAATCTGTGGGTTGGCTGCGATTCGCCTTTCTTTTATGATGGCGGGACTCCAGCTAAAAACAGAGGGGCAACCTGGAACAAGTTGGTCAGAGCAAAATGATCTATTATATGAATACAGGCATTTGATGAATCTGCTAGAGAAGTCGTGGAACAATAAAAATAAACTAAACGAAAACGATATCCAAGTTTTAAATGAAATGGTAGATAAAACCACGGCTCAACTAAAGGGTGATTTAAATAAAAATGTTGCTGTAATCAGCTTTAAGCCTTACTTCTTTTCCGGTATTATTGCAATGGCAACATGTAACCTGCTTTTTATGCAGGAAAGTAAAAGCCGAGGGTATTCCGACCTAACGTGGGATAATTTTGGTTTTTTGGGTGCTGCGTTCTTTACCATGCCTCCCTTCTTAATAACGGTAGCCATGTGTCGTTTTGCATTTGATCACCGAGAAGGTTTATCGTGGCACTTTTTGTCATGTTATCTTGGCGTAATTGTGGCTCTTTTCGTGAATCAATTTGCACTGGGGATATGATAGGTTGAAACTCTTTGCACCGATATTTGAGGGCCGATCAACGAGGCTTACTGCAGGCGATTTAGCGGCATGAAGAATGGTAACCTTTTCTTAACTAGCGTTAACCAGGGGCGTGGTAGCATTATCGTCGATGACGAGGGTTGTCGGGTCATGCAAGTCGTGGGGGTACTCTTTTGATGGATATATTCGTTAAATCACTTCGCTACATAATATTTGCCCCTGTGGCGATTGCTGTTGGGTTTATATTAGAACGACTTTTCTTTCTATGGTCTATGAGTGCTATCTATGGCACCGGCCAACCGTCATATGGGTTTTATGCTTTCCCTACTGCAATCGTGGCAGCTTTGTTTGGCTCAACCGTTATTATTCTGCTCGCAGCCAAGATCGCACCAGCAAATAAGCATTATGCAATAATAATAGCGGGCTCTATTCATTTAGCTTTACTCCTTGCTGCTTTCTCTGTTGGAATTCATATTCAAGAAGGGGTAATGTACTTCATTGTTCTAGCGGCGAAGGTGATAGGCACTTTCCTAACTGCTGCAGCATTTTTTGTTAACTTTAATAATGACGGCACTTCGAAGTGATTTGATTGATGAGGAACACTCAATGGCAAGCGGATTATTTCAGCTTCTTTCTCTATTGCTTTTTCTTCTGTTTGCATCGCTTATTGCGTATGTAACGCTCAATAGCGTTGAGGTTTCATCAAGCAGAACAATGGCCGATGTCTACCCATATGCTCGTTTAATTGTTGCGAACTTTGGATTTGCTGTGGTCTGTGGATTATTGTATGGATATAGGTATTTTTCTAATTTGTCTTCAAAGTCCGAGGGTTTTCATGACGGGAAACGAGGCGATGTGAGGTATTGCGCAAGCCCAGTAGGATTCATGGATGTGTTCTATTTCTTGCATTTTTCGGTCGCAATGAACTTCATTCTATTTCCAGCACCTTTGCTTGAGGGTCTGAGTTTAGAACATTTTCGGGATGTAATTCTCCCCTTGATTGCAGGCGTAATAGTATTAACGGTTCCATGGTTCCTTCACTCAGCTAATTATCCATACCCATCAAGCTATGTCGGCTGGGAGTCATTTAAGTGCAACCTTTGGTCATTAGCGATATTCGTGGTGTTTAAATTGTTTTTTGGTTTTATCTTTGGTTGGTAGTGTCCCGTGAAAGCCAAAGTCTCCACTCCAAGTCCCTGGATAATCTACTGTCGTGTCTCCACTGAGGATCAGGCCCAAGGTGGCGTTAGCCTCGATGCACAGCTAAGCGCCTGTCGTGCCTGGGCAACGCTGAAGGGAGTTGAGGTTGCAGAGGAGATAATCGACGCGGGGCAATCTGCGAAGACTCTCAAGCGACCAGGAATGCAACGCCTGCTCAAGATGATTGAGGACGGCACCGTTGCTGGTGTTATCGCATGGCGACTTGACCGGTTAACGCGCTCGATTCGAGACTTGGTGACGCTGCTTGACTTATTGGGTCAATCTCGGGGTCTAGTGAGTGCAAGCGAACAACTCGACACAACGAGTGCAATGGGGCGCTTTGTCGTGCATATGCTTGGGGCCATCGCGCAGTGGGAGCGTGAGACCATTGGCGATCGAACGCGCATGGCTCGTCAGCACATCCAATCCCTTGGCTACTTTGCCGGTGGTAAGATTCCACCTGGCTTGGCCATCGAAAACGAGGGAGAACGCAAGCGGCTCATTCGTGGGGAATATGCAGAGATATTAGAACGCATGTGGCCAATGGTTCTTGATGGCGACTCCATGGGAGACATTGCACGAGCGATGGAAGCTGCCGGCGTGCCGGGAAAATGGCCAACCGTGCGAGTTAACAATCTGCTAAAGTCACGACAGTACATCGGCCTGCTCGTTGATGAGTCAACGTACGAATCAGTGATCGCACACCTCAAAACCAAGCAGAATCCTCAACGAAGGAAGGCAGCCGTGAAGATTGAACGATCACCAAAGCGCGAGTCGCCACTGAAGGGCTTGGTGCGCTGCCCAACATGCGGAAAGGCTATGGTGCAAGTAACGGCCAAAGGGCGCTCCGAGACCTACAATTACTTTCGTTGTACCGATAAAGCTAAGCAGATTTGCAGCCAAAAGGATATTCGATGCGAGAATGTCGAGGAACGGATCATAGGCGCCATATCTGAGGCGATCACGGGTGGGGCATACTTGGATGCCCTCGAGAAGGAGTTAGCGCCTCTGCGTGGCGCAGGGGCCAAGTACCAAGAAGAACTAACGGCATTGCTCTCCGAGAAAGAGCAACTTGCGGCACGTATCCGTGATTTGAGCCTCCATGGTCCGCGGCCGGGAAGCGAAGCCTGGAAAATGTCGACAACCCCACTCTTTGAGCGAGCTGATGAACTTGGCCTGGAGATTGCGCGCTGCGAAGGATCGATTGCTGCGATTGGAATAGACAAGCAAGGCACTGAATGGGCGATGGAGGTCATCACGGATGCACTTGAACGACTCAAAAGGCCCGAGGTTATTGAGGATCAAACAACCCTCCTTGAACATCAAAAGCAGGTTTTTTCCAGCATAATCAAGCAAGTGACCCCTGGCGGCAAAGAGGTTATTCTAGAGTTGTTTCTGCCCGAAAATGCAATCACCCCCGCCGGTGGCGAGGGTGAAGCAAAGACTTCTGGTTCGTTTAGAAGTCAAATTTGGCTCACCAAACGGTACAGCAATACGAATGTTCTCTTCCTCAAGCCAGCAAATGTAGCTTTTGAATTTGGAAGGTGTCTTAGTTGCGCATCTGTCACTTATTATGAAGATATTAAGCACGTAACCATGAGATGCCGCCATAACTTATTATCGGCAGGATAAAGGCTAACATTAAAATGCTCATGTGAATTTTTTGAAAGCGAGGTACGCGAAGTGAATCAGGATTTGTCAGGGATATAAAAAGATACCCAGCTGCCAAAAGTATTGGAATAATCTGACTGGCAATCGCAGGGATGAACCAAGCAGATGTACTTGTTAACAAGTAGCTTTGCTGTGCAAGTTGATCAGCGCCAGTTGAATAGCCATGGTTGAAATGAAAACGCAAGGGAACTCCACCATAAGTAATGGTCTTGACTAGTACAAAAAAAGGGAAGGAAGCCAATATTGTATAAAATACAACAATACTAGCCGTCGTATCTTTTTTGATTTTAGATGAGTTTGCTGTAGTCAAATCGAAATCTTGCTATGGGAGTAGAGAAATGAGTTCAACACATGGGTCTTGGTAGCCGATATTAGTTAATTTCCAGGTTCCTTCTTCGAGAATTAGGATGTCAACAAGTCGACCCTCGACGTCTTTGTCATCATATTTCGAAATAAACACAGCTGATTGTGAATTTATTGCTTGAGAAATTACTTTTTTCTTTGGGTAGAGCTGGCTTAACACGCCACCAGGACCCTCTGCTCCATCTTGTAACAACAAATTGATCATGGACAGATCACTGTCGCGTACTCTGGCCTTGAATGCTTCTACATCACCTGCTGAGGCAAGTTGGTGAACCTCATTTAGGGCCTGTACAGCAGGGGCTGCAAACGGCGTATTACTCGGAAATATTATTCCTTCCGGCTTACTCATTCCGGATATATCAAGATTGATAGTAAGACCCTGATGCTCAACAGCTTTGAAATTCATTGGCAGCGTGTTGCTCATTTGAACAGGGAAGGTACTTGAGCCAGCACCATGAGCACGCATTACTTTGTCCATAAGCCCCATCAGCACGAGTTGGACTGTATTTAGGTCACCTATAAAGGCTCCTTCACTATCAGCTCGAGCGATAAGGCCAAACGCAGGTAGCCGATCGGATCCGCTAGAGAGCAAATAGTAATATAAATTATCAGCTAGCTCGACTCGACCGAGCAACTTAGAATCAAATCCAGCAGGAATGACCTGCGGACCACGGCGCACCAAAACTCGGACCAAAGCAGCATCATCAGTATCCGCAAGCGAAGTAATAAGTTGTGAATCTCCAGTTCTCAAGCCATTAACCATGGCCTGCAGCCAAGTCCATTCCTGATTGCTAAGCCCAGCTGGAACAGTTCCTGACACCGGGCTTGAAAACGGTTTGTAGCCAACAGCCACTTTTAGTGGTGATTCAGCATAGCCACCGCCACGAAGAGATATCGGAACCTTGAATATGCCATAGGTTTCCGCCGTTAGCGCAATGCTAAGAGAGAAAACCAATAGGGAAAATGTCAGAATGAATTTCATGATTATTCCTTAAAAAGATAAGCAGCCGCCAAGAAGAGGGCCAAAAGTAAATTTCCGAGAGATTGATTCAGACGAGTCTGGGTCGGTGGGGTCAAGTGAGCCGCCAACGGTTACAAAGCCTTCAACCGCCTTTAAGCAGACTTCTCCAGACACGCCATCCTCACAAGAGTCTTTATTGTAGAAACCGGCCAATGAAAACGATGCACTTGCCCCAGCGGCGCCTAGCGACAGGTCATAGCAGTCTTCGTCACCCCAGATTGGATCTATACAAACAATGATTTCAGCCTTTAAAACAATTCCAATGGTTGCTGAGGCACCAAGTGATGCCGTTGGGCATACTTCAGGCTTACAATCGTCCTCTATCAGACCGACAGTAGCATCAATACTAGTGTCCAAATTCCAGAAAAATCCAACACCAACGATGAAATCAATATCGGCGATAAGCAACGGGAGTGTGCCGCTAATCGAGTAGCCAGATTTTCCAAGAACAGGAACAATTAGTGGGGTTTCTTTGGCAACGAGCTTGATGCTACCAGTGGCCGTAGATCTCCGACATCCTTGATCCATAATTGTACTTCTAGTTGAAGAGTTGTCAGCACAGTCTGCCGCTTCAAGTTTACCTGAAAATTCAACCTTGGCTATGGGACCATCTTTCGATTTGGCACCGATGCCGACAGCGCGTAACTTTGAGTTTAAGCTTTTACGCAAGCTGTCATCTAGTTCGACGGAAACCGTACCAATCTCCGACCAGTCATTGCCAACCAGAACTTCGGTGCTTATGTCAACCTCTCCATCTTGCAAAGTACCGTCCATGTTTTGATCACACCCAACATCCACAGAAAAGACGACCCCAGCATTGAACTCGACAAATGGGTCTTCCCCCCCGAAGTTACCTTTGGTCGGACCTGCGCCAATAGTCTCGTCAATCTTCCATAATACGTGTTTGCCAGCTTCACTAGTCGCAGGACCACCTGAAACTTGGATTTTGATCTTTTTGTCGTGTCCGCTACATTGCGCCAAAGCGATATCATTATCAGATGGATTGGTGACAGATTCCATCAGTTTTTGCTCTGTAATAGTCACAGTTTCAACTACGATAACTACGACATCGATCTGATAAAATTTTTCATCTGGGGAATCATCAAGTACGCCATTTTCGTTAGCATCACAACCAACGAAAACCTTGAATTCGTGGCTCGAATTACCCGCTGTTGGAGCTAAAGTGACATCCACTGTAGTGATACCATCGAAAGTCTGAGATGATCCTGATCCTGTAGCGGTGTCACCATCGACACGCCAGACAATATTTTCACCACCATCGGGATCATTGAAATCTGGTTCAAGGGTAATTTGTGCATCTCCCGACATGGGTTTGCATATTAACAATCGAGGAACTGTCGTGTCGCTGGTCATCTTCGAAAGTGACGTGTTGTTCGTGTCTTTCACAGAGAGACTGTTCAAGGTTATAATCTTAACAACACCTGAAAAAGTTGCCTCGCTTATATCGAGCGAACCATCGTCGTTTGCATCGCATCCCACTTCGATGGTGTATTCATCATCAAAACCTCCGTCTCCGTTACGGGCAATGGTAAATGAAATGCTGTCGCCTTCGGAAAGATCGCCAGTTTGTTGTGTTACTGAAGAGCTGTCCCATTCGTAGAGGAAGCGAGCTTCATTGCCACTGACAAACACGGTCGAGTCAAGATTAACAGTTACGTCTTCTCCTGGTTCTGCGCAAATGATAAGGTCTTCGACATCGTCAGCGAGAAGATCTGATGTATTGGTGTCATCGTTGTCATCGATAAGCTCTAACTCATCTATCTGTAATACTTCAACGGTGAATGTATGGATGATGCAATCCATGGTGCCGTCGAGGTCTAGGTCCAAGCCTGCTTCGAAATCATAGGTGTTGCCGCTATCCGATCCATCTGTTCCGAGGTCGATATTGATTGGATCATCTTTGAATGAGCCTGATGTTGGGTTTGCCCCAGAGCCACCGGTTACTTTCCAGACAAAGTGGTCTTCATCTGCATCGCTTGGTTCAAAGGTGGCTTCCAGTTCTATAGTTGCCGTATCGGTGTCGACACCTGCACAGACAACAAGGGTATCCTCGGTTGAAGAACCGCCAATTGTTAATGAACTCAGATCTGAGAACGCGTCACTGACTGTCACATCTAACAGGTCGACTACGGTGACCACATCGTCAAACGTATACGAAACCGAGTTGCCTTCTTCGTCGGTGCCTTCGAGGATAATGTCAAAGTATCCCGTGGTGCCGCCGGAGGTGACCTCGAAGGTGTGCGCCTCTTTCACGGTACAGTCAATTTCTGCGCCTGATTCAACTGAGGGGGTTCCTGCGCCATCTTCACCCACGACATCAAGCGTGGTATCCTGACCGTCTTTGACGTTTTTGGGGTCAATGCGTTCAACAACTTCTACCTCCAAATCACCGCGTTCGCAGTCGTCTGGAATGCCAAGCACCAATTCGGTGATACTGACTTTACAGCCATCGCCGTTGATATTCAGCGTACTGTTGGTGATGGTGCCATGGGTGCTTTGCTGATCGACGGAAATGGAAAAGCAGTATGAATCTTCGCCGTCAGGCATCTCAATTTCAAATGGTAAACGAGCAATGAACTCACCCGTTTCGGCGTCCCATACTTTTTCAAATGGCAGTGATCCGGTATTGCTGGTGAGGCGTGTGGCACCACCGGCAAACGTACTCTGATGACTGAACATTTCGAAGATAACGTCAAGATCATCAATCCAGGGCCGCATTTCATAGGTACTGTTACCAAGACCAGTATTACCGTTGATGAAAATTTCCTGAGCGGTATCGGCATTGTGAGTGTATTCGTCGACCGCTTGATAGCCAATAAGCGCACCTGTGTCAGGAACGCGGGCGAGTAGTGTTGGTGAACCACGCTGGATAGCCGTTAAGTAAAGGCGTTTGCCATAGTTGGCTGGGTTATAAGCAGGATTGTTGAGGACTTCTTCTGAGAGTTCCTCGTCTGGAATCACCCGCACATCAAGTAGCCCGGTGTCGGCAGCTTCCCAGAGTGGTAGATCAGCAACAGAGAGTGGTATGACTTCAACGCCTTTTTCGCGCTGGAATCCAACTTCACAAGCAATGGGTCCATCAAAATTGACGTCAATAACACGCACCGTGAGCGTGCCGCGCCGTTCGGAATACCAGTCGAGTTCATCATCGCGGTTGTCATCAATGACGCCGACGACTTCGTAAATACCAGCCTGATCAAAGGTAATCGGGAAGCGTTGTCTGCCGACACCGACATAGTCGACGTCACCATCGTCTCCAATATCAATACCCGCCGCACGATTCCGGTTGGTGAGCACACTCAGCAATATGGCGTCACCTGCACGAATGACCATTTCTTCATCACCTTCATCCGGGAGGAAGGTCGTTTGCCAAGCAATCGAGCGTGCAACGGTACGAGTTTGGCCTTGATTGCCCGTTGCAGTGATGGAAACGTTGGTGCGATCTTCGGGAATGAGCGGTACACCTAAAGCACCACCTGATACGTCAACACCCCAGCGAGTTTGACCGAGACGGACCACTTCTGCAGTGTTTCCACCTTCAATAGAGGCGGTCAACGATTGTACGCCTGCACCATTCGTACCTTCAATCCAAGCAGGACTGGTTGCGCTGCGGTTGCCCGTTTCGACTCGTAAGCCAACCCACGTTTTGGCAACAGCACTGAAGCTCGATTGCTTACCGAGCCAATCAACAGCCTCAACACGGTATTTGTAGTCGGTGTCAATGGCTATAGCTGTATCAATAAAGCTTGGGGAAATGGTCGATGCAATGCGTTGGCCATTGCGATAAACATTGTAATGGCTGAGTTGCACATCATCCGATGCCGCTTGCCAGTACAGTTGCAGGCGCGTATCGGTGATATAATTGATGCCAACTTCTTGGGGAGTGGATGGCACAGCAAGATCGTTTGGTGGTAACAGATTGCCAGTTGGGATGTGTGTATAAGCCGTTTCTTTATTGGCTGGGTCGGCACCAGGTGTGGGTTTCCATAGCATGCGAATGCCTGAGCTCTGGAAACGTTGCCGGTATTCGATGGTGATGGGGACCAACTCACCAGCAGTAAATTCATAATCGGCATATTCGTCGTACCAGGTCTTGCCGCTATACCAAGCATCGATGAGTGGTTCTTCTGGATTATCACCCACCCAAACGCGGCAGCTCTCATTGAAACGGAAGCGCAAGTTGTGCATTGCGGTTTCGTCAGCGACGATGTAGCCACGCCACTGGGCTGTGAACAACTCACCAGAGATACCAGGCCATGGTGAACGTCCACCCCAATAATAACGGATAACGGGATCAACGGCGACTCTTTTAAGGCCGTCTTGATCCCAAGTGCTGAGTAAGCCGTGGACGTGACTGTCATGAGCACCGGTGTGAGTCATGTTTTGAGCAATGCTGATAGCACAAAGCGTGGGATTATGAGCGTCATTGGCGGCGGCCACACTCAGCCGTCCATCGCTGACACTGACAGTTGCAGTGAGCACAGGATTGGCTGCTAACGGATCAACATCAGCAATGTACTGGCCTTCAATCATCAGACTGTTGATGTCATTGGGTCGTACGATGTCGCCCGTGACAACACTGACGTCATATACGCCGTTCGGCACAGCGATTTCCCAAGTGGCGTTGCGCATAACGACGAGGGAGCCGGTGACACCAAGCGCAGCATCGGTACGGTCACGGCGACCAACACTTTCAGACCAGCCATAACTATATCCTGACGTATGAGCGGTGAATAAGGCTCCTGTGTCAGCCTCATAGCCTGTGGGTGTAGCAACACGAGGATGTTGAAAATTCACATCCACAGCAAAAGCCTCGTCTGCGCTATGAGCCATGCTGATCACAAGCAGACCAAGACACAGCAACGAGTAAAGGCGGGATACATTGGGCATTATGATGTCCTTATTTATCGGGGAGTTTCAGTTGTAATGGTTTTGTTGGCAGCAAGTACGCGATCGAGTCGTTCTAACGCCATGCTACCACAGCGGCGTAAACGAACATTGGTATTGGTATCAGGAAGGTCAGCAGCAGCTTGCATTGCTACTCGGCTGTCTTCGTCACCCCATTCAGAAAGGGTTACTAGTGCTGCGATGCGTGTTGGTTGATCATCGGCATAGGCCATATTGCGAACAGCATTGATATGCTGACGAGCGTCATTTTCGCAGAATAGCAGCGCCAGATCTGCTGCTGAGACTTGCTCGTCACCTAGCCAAGCAGCGGCATGTTCTACCGCAGTAGGATCTGAGAGGCGGCTGAGTGACAACAACGCTTCACGCCGGACTGCGACATGACGGTCGTGCAGCAGTTCATGGAGTGTTGTCGATATGAGTGTTTGGCTGTCAGTGCTTGTTTGTGCATGAATGCTGTAGAGATGTTGCACTGCCCAAGAACGAAACCGTTCTGATTCCGCTGGGTTGTTGAGGACCGTGACGAGCGTTGCTGGTAACGCTGCATAATCGGACCGCCGTAACAGCTCTGCTGCCTGATGGCGAGCGGTATCGCTATCGGTGTGGTCCAGTAACACGGCTACGACCGCTGCCTGTTCATCATCGGCTGCCACTGTTGGTATCGCGTAGGCTATATCGCTGTCAAAGCGGTCACGCGACTCAGTATCGACCAGACGCACGAGAGCAGGATTGGCTGTCGCAGGGTCGTTCAGTTTACTGAGCGCTGTTGGTTGACGAGCTGGCAGTACGGTTGCTTGGTTCTCATCCTCGGCTTGAGGTAGAGATACCTCTCCTGCTTCCTGTGAGCTCATCAACCACCAAGCAGCAACTCCAACGACGAGTACAAGTCCAATGAGCAAAGTTGTCGCCAATCTCATGTCCAGCCTCTCCCTTGTATACTTCCAGCGTCAGGCTCATTTTGGCGACCTGATGAAAACGGAGTAATAAACTACTTGTACGCAATGAGCAGTCAACCAGCATTATTATTACCTGTTTTCTATCCACAAAAAGAGTACCGATGAAGCGAACTATGGTCTCGGTTGCGCATTGCCGCTGCTGGCAGTGGCGGTGCGCCGCGATCCATTCGGTGATTGGAGTGTCCAGACAAGATTTCCACCAGCAAAGTTGATCTCGAAAACGGCTACTTGTCGGCCAGGAAGGAACACTGTCGGTTGTCCTTGTCCGTGCGGGCCTGGGGTAAATTTATTACGGCCGCCGTGTGGAATATGGACCTGCACGGGGTTTTCGTTCAGATAGCCAAAGACGCCAGTAAAGGTGCCATCTGGTTCGGCCCAGGTCCGTTCAAGTATGGGGCGAACATGCTCACCAGCTGGTGGGACACTGTACGAATGCCAGCGAGTGAACTCATTGCCGGTGCCCAAGCTATTCGTTGCGGCATCAGCGCGGAGCGCAACCGATACTTCTGCTGGATGGCGATGTGGTGTTGCCTTGAAGGTCCACCGCTGGTCATTGATCTTCGTTAGATCACTCAGATCCAAGTCGTCGGAATGCAGATCATCAAGAGCGAGACCATCGACTGGTTTCGACCAAATGACTGTTATCTGATTCGGGCCAGGCAGCAAAGGCTTTGGACCATCCAACGTTGCTACAGGCCGCACAAACTGACGCATGATGCGCACGCTGGCTCGATTTGTTGCACCGCTGGTGCTCGTTAATGCACCGGCTGGAACTGAACAGAAAAAGGCACCTGGTTGATTGGGTGTGAGAGTAAACGACCAAGACCGCTTGGGTATGAGTTCCGTAAGATTGTCCGGTGTGGCATTGCTGATGGTTATATCGGCAAAAGCCCAACTGGAGAGGTCCGCACCCGCTGTCAGCGTTATGATAATAATATCAGGATTACTTGGAGAAATCTGACCACTCAGGACCAGATAGAATGGAGGTTTAGTCGTCGTCATCGCTGATAGTCCTTGAAAAAATTGCTGTCCAATGGCTGCCGTCGCAGGCCCAGATGCTTGAGTGGCTGTCACC